CGGTCGATCAGCGAATAGATGTACAGCAATTTCTTGGCGATGAAGTTGACCGTTTCGTCGAACGCACCCTGTAACCAAGTGACTGCCGTTGCGAATCCTTTGGCCAGTTGGGTTGGGATCCCGGCCAGAGTGTTCACGACACCGACGACCATTTCAATTGCCCCAATAGAAACCATGGCGGACAGATCCGTCCAAGCATTCTGGAGCTTGGTGACCATCGAAAGCCACCCTGCGTAGATGTCCCGAGTGGCGACCCGGAAGACCAATTGCAGGCCGGTCATGGCGACTTGTCCAGCGGCTTGCCATTGTCCGGACATCAGAGCGGTCTTGATCGCATCGAACACCGGCAGCACAATCGATTTGAGCTCGTTGAACTTGGCGACCAGATAGCCGACCATCTCTCCCCCCACTCCGGAGAAGTACAGGAACGCGCCGGCGGCGGCGGTGACTCCGACGACCACCAGACCGATCGGAGAAACGATGGCGGTGATTACACTGACGATCAGGCCGAATACCGTGGCAATCGCTCCACCGATCGCAGCCAGGCCGGTCATGGCCACCGAGGCGACGGCCGCAGCTCCACCGAGGGCGAATAGGCCAGCCAGCAAGCCAGCTCCGACCGCAGTCCATTTGGCGATCGTGACGATCAGCTCTTGGTTCTCGCCGATGAACTTGCTCACGTTCGAGACCACACTGATTATCCTTTCGCCGACTGCGGTAAGCAGCGGCGCGAGGGCCGAACCGATTCGGGTCTGTAGGCCACCGATCACGCCGAGCAGCCTGTCGAACACATCGCCAAGCTTGGCGGCAGCGGCGGCATCCTCGCCGGACATGGTTTGCCCAAGGTCCGCTGCATCCTGTTGGAGCTTGCGAATTTCCTCGGCCCCTCCGGAGAGCATGGGGACCAGGTCCGCACCGGCTTTGCCGAAGTACTCCATAGCCGCAGCACTTTTCAACGCTGGATCCTGGATCAATGACAGTTTATCGGCGATCGCGATGAATTGCTCGTCGGGCGACATCTTCTGCAGATCGGAGACACTCAGGCCAAGAGCGGTGAATTTATCAGCGGCACCAGGCACGCCAGCGGCTGCATCCGCGATGCCCATTTGCATTTTGCGGACACCTTTTTCGAGCGTTCCGATGTCGGTGCCAGAGAGCTTGGCTGCGTAGCCGAGCGACGAAACCGCCTCAGCACTCATGCCGGTTCTCTGGGCCATGTCGTCGACCGCACCGCCAGCGTCGGCGAAATTCTTCGCCAGTGCGACCAAGCCAGTCACAGCGACCGAACCAGCGATCGCAGCAGGGAGGCTGAGTACGCTCTTGGAAAACCCACCCAAGGCACCTTGGGCACCAGTGAAACCTTTTGCGATTCCGGTGCCCATGGTCGTCGCGACGCCTTTTAGCCGTGCCATCGCGGCTTGGACTTGGGCCATTCCTTTATCGAACGAGCCCTGTTTGGTCGCGATCTCGACGTAAGCTTGACCGGCCTTGATGTTACTCGCCATGTGTTACCTCACCGCTGCGATCGAGTTCTTGAACAGCTCGGGAAACTTGGGGGCTTCGGCCTCGAGCGCAGGACGCATGAAGGGCCGCTTGGGGTACCGAGCTCGGCGACGGCGAGTCTCGAATCGATACCCAGGCCGCTCGTCATACCTCCGACGGCCGTCGACCCGTCGCCAGTTGGCCGGTTCGCCCTCTCCCTCAATGGAGGCGTATCGGTACTCGCGAATGATCGCAGTCTCGCCCCGTTCATGCAGACCAGCCACAGTGCTCGTGACCGACTCGATGGAAAAGTTGACTTGGTTCAGTTGCACTGGTCCGACGATCGTCGATTCGCTCTGGGACTGGTAAGCGAAAAGGATCGTCTTGAGCGAGTGCGTGTTGGGCGAGTGAGCCGACGGTGGAGAACCAGGTGCCGAAGCGGACTTTCGGCGACGCATCGACGAGCGAGCTCGCTTGCGAACGAAAGCACCAGCCTTGGACAAGACTTTGCGTTTCGCTTTTTTCAGCGAGGCAATCACCTTGGGGCGATCAAAGAAAGCGTCGCGGACTTTGAAGGTCACGTTCATGGCGTGAATTTCTCCACAGCGACGAACGGATCCTCGTAATAGACCCGAGTCAGTTCGACGCCGGCCGCATTGTGGACAGCCACCGAGTACCGGTACTCTCCCGGAACCAGTCCGCCCGAGGTCGCTCGAGGCATCTCGCAGGTGAGCGACCATTTCCCCGATCCGATGTCCGCAGCGGTGCCAGTGACGGCGAATGGGTGAGTCCCGTTGGTTCCACCGAAGTGGACCGTGACAGCACCGACGGACATGCCTGGGATCGCGGAGATCGTCCAGACGAATGCGGTACCATGGGCCACAAGGTAATCATCGCCGATGACGATCTGGTCGACGGTGCCTTTGGCTGTGACTGGGCCAGCATAAGAAACCTTGCCAGCGGTGATCGTGTTGGTTTTGGCCGCGACCGACTGGAGGACCGCTCCGGCCTGGGTGCCAGTGTAGCCACCGGTGGCTAGGTCTGTGGCCCACGGATCACTACCGCCAGCACCACCGCCACCACCGCCACCGCCGCCAGCTCCGGTCGTCCAGGCTGCATCGCCTCGATCGCGAATCGCTTCGATGGAGTCCGTGGTGTGCGTGTATGTCCCACCGACATCAGACGGAGTGTCGATCCCAGCATCCTTGCGCATGATCGCTCGGAGGAAGCCAAGCACGGTGTTGACTCCAGAGCCAGCAAACGCCCCGATCCGGTCGGCGATTTGGGTCAAGGTTGCTTGCTTGGCGACGGTTGCGTCCTTCGCCACGGTCAAGTCTTTCGCCAAGACAGTCGAGCCCTCGATTTGGGCCAGGGTCGGCTTAGTAGCCAAGTCGGTTGAAATCTGCTGGAGTACCGTCAGGGTGTCATAGTCGACCACAGCACCAATCCACTCGATGTACCGTGGTTCGGTCGAAACCGCACCAGAAACCGCGATCCGAAGGCTTTCTGCAGGATGCGTAGACGGGACCGAATAAGTGAAGGTGTATCGCCCCGTCGAAGGGTTTGCCACTGCCGAGAGGTTTCCCGAGCGACTTGTGCCTCCCGCGTTTGCAGCCGTGACCGTGGGCGATGCGTCCAAGTTGACGAGTTTGTCTTCATCGTCTTTAACAACCACCGTGAAAGCATAGACCGTCGATCCAGCGTCCGGGATTTCCAGCAGCGGTGAACCAAAAATGTTTATCTTGGCCGACAGGTTGTTCAGGTTTTGAATTGCATTCAAGATCGAGTTAGCCGTTGACTCTTTGGCTACCGTCGCGTCCTTGGCCACAGTCGCATCTTTCGCTAGGACAGTCGATGCTTCGATCTGAGCCAGCGTCGGTCGATTGCCGAGCGTCGATTCACTAGCCACCGATGCGGGGAACGTGACAGCAGCGGCAGCGTTGGCCGTCTGGCCAGCAACCTGCGTGACGTTTGTTTTTCGATTGCGATTTTCGAGCGAGAACGACTTTAGCTTTACCCTCGTAAGGTCTTTGCCATCTACGGTTCCGGCGGTGAAAATCACATCGTAATCTTCACCGGCAACGTAGAACGCCGTGTTCACGGAAGTGTCAATCACCACCAAATGCAAGCCAGCCTTGCCGTCATAATCTGCGGTGACTGTAATGTCCGCTGCGTGTTCAGACGTGCTGTTTTTGTAGACAGCAAAAGTCATAGCAACGCTCGGAGTTGCTGGGACCAAGGCCTGAGTAAGCGTGTTGAACTTGATCCGAATAACCGAACCAACTGTGAAATCACCGTAATAGTCGTTCATAGCTCAGTTGATCAGAGGATGGTTCAAAGGATCGAAAACACCGCCACCACCACCGCCACCTGCTGACGCTTGATAGCACCCGACATCGAGGAATCCTGTATTGCCGCCCTGAATCGATCCAGGAAACCCAGCGGACCTAAGCAAAGCACCTCCACCGGATGTGTTATTGAGGGTGAAATCGCCTGCTGCTGCGTTGGTGTAAGGGTCTGCAGAAAGGTCGATCCGACCAAACTCGTTGGCACGAGTAAAGCGATAGCCGCCGCTTGTGTTGTTCCAATTTGCGTTACTCGTCATCGACATGCCGGCATTGTTTGCACCAATCGAATAGCCGTGAAGACTGTTTGAGGTCGCTAAGCAATTGGCCATGATTCCGATGTCGTAGGTGACTTCGTAGCCGTAATTTGTATTTGAGTGCGAAACGCAATTCAAAAAACTAGTCCCGATCGTGTTGAAGGAATAAAATCCGCTGTTCCCGTTTCCGTGCGCTAAGCAAAAAGCGACGTTTTTGATTCCTGAAAAACCGTAGCTTGTGCAGGACCTGGCGATGCTTCCAATTGCTTGATAAATATTGGAAAAACCAACGCCGCAAGAAATAGCTGCGCAATCAAAAATGCAGGTCTGCCCAATGCCCCCAGAAACTCCGGTTGTACAATTGCGAAAAATCGACTTTGAAACCCCGACGGTATAATTTGTACTTGCATTGAGTCCAACTACCGAAGACTGGCTATTTCCGTTAAGCTCGATGTTTCGCAGCATTGGCGGTCGGACGTTAAAATTAGCCGTCATCGTCGCCATGGTAAACGAGGTCAGCGACCCCGCTGAGATGACCGGCATCGTTCCTTCGTCGCCTGGCGTAGTTCCGTAGCCTTCGACTCTTACGCCGAGGGGAATCGTAAATCGCCCGCCGTTTGCGTTGTTCGTGGTCGATGTTAGCGTGTATGTCCCGCTCTTTACGAAGATGCGATCCCCGCTTGTTGTCGCTGTTGCGCAAGCCTTACCAAGGGACGCAAAGGCTAGCGACTCACTTAGCCCTGTGTTGGAGTCGCTGCCGCTCGTTGTAACGTAATAGTCGGGCATTTGCTAAAACTCCGGTTCTGTTTCGGGGTTTCCGTCCCAGATGGTCATGGCTTCGCGGTACGCTTGGAGTCGGTCTTGCTTGTCGTCGATCTTCGAATTCTTGTATTGGTCGAGCATCAACTGGACATGCACATTGGCCACATCCTCTAAGGTGGTGGAGATGTAATGTCGCTCGAGCGGGGAAATTATGCGGTATACAGCATCGGCGACATGCTTGGCCCCTGGCACTAGTCCGGAATCATGTACGCCCCGCAAGAACGCCTGAACTTCCGGATCATACAATGGCATACCGTTCGAGAGTTGAGTCACCAGCCACTGTTGACCCGTCGCAAGCAAAACATCTTGCAAAAGCTTGCAACCGCTCGCGCCAAATCGTTGCCCTGTCTCGGGGACAATCACAGTGGCAATTCCCTTCCAGGTCCAGTCTTGCTGGTCGACAAACTGGATTGAGGGCTCCGACAATTCCGCGTAGATGCTCTCTGGGCTCCTGGCCGTCCAATCGGTTAAAGTGGTGATCAATTGGCTAAGCGTCATGGTTTTGCTGGCAGGGTCACGTAGTGGACGGGTAGTCCCTCTCGCAGTTGGTGGAGTTCCGAGCGGGTGATGCTCGGCTTCTCGTCGACTGTGCGGTAGGGATGGAAATCAGTGCGTCTGTATGGGCGAGCTCGCTTCGGGGTGTGGATGTTGGCTAGCAGGGTCATCAGGTCACTGGTGCGATCCCAGCGGTCTTTGTTGATCTCGTCAGCCATCCACATCAGCTCTCGCAGTGTGTAGGGCCCTGGCTCGATCCCGATTCGCGCTGCTAGTCGGAGGATGGTTGGCCAGTACTCGGCGCGCTCTTCCGCATCGCTTTTGCGATCATCTGATCCAGACTTGTCAGTTGCTCCTGGATCCCCATCTCCAGCAGCCCCTTGTCCATCGCTGTCGTGATCCGAAGTGCGGTCTGAGTTTGGAGTGCCTTTCCTGCCTCGAGGATTCGCCGAGCGGTGGCCCGGCGATTGGACTCCGGGAGGAATTCCACCAGTGCCTCCTCAAAGGCGGTAACAGCCTGGCCGAGAGCATCGCCAGCGAGTGAACGTCCGAACAGCTCGGCAGTGACTCCGATCTTCTCAGCGACGGGTCGGCAGATTTCGTAGATCACATCGATCGTCAACACGATGTCGGAAGTTAGCCGGTCGATCGTGTCGGGAGAGGCCAGTGCTGTGGCAAGATCGATCGAGTGTGCAGTGCGGACTCGACGTATGACGTCGACGTCAATGCGAAGATCCCACGAGCGGGATTCGCAATCCTTGAAACTGGGCATGGTCGAGTTGCCTGTTGGGATTGGAGTTATCGAAGAAAACGGATCGCTCGGATTGCACCCCGAACGATCGTGAATTGGGTCACGTTGTAATCGTCGTGTTTGAATCGCTTCGATAGATCTGAGTAGACCCAGGAAGCGACCACGATGTTGTTCTTGTCCTGGGAAATCACACGGCCGTAGACCGTGAATTCCAAGGGCCCTTGCGACGATTCCCCGTGGTCCAGGAAATCAATCGCTACTTCGTTGCCTCTGCGGACTCGTGGAAGTGGCATGGCCGACTCCGCTTAGGTGGAAACGATCAGTGATTCAAACGGACTAGGCCGACGGTGCGACAATCAACCAGGCTGGATCGATTAGCGCGGCTGGCGAACCAATCTTGATTCGGGACAGTGCGACAACGATGTTGACCACCATACCGTCTTCGAGGGGCTGGTCGATTGGGAATTCCATGATCTCCCCAGGCATGGTCAGTCCTTGCGCACCAGACGGACCAGGGGTCGCGATGGTGTTGTCCAATACGGCCCAGTGCCAAATCGTGTTGTTCAAAAACGCTTGACGCATCGCGGTGAAAACTGCGTCGTCTGGGTCGCCGTTGTATTGGTAACCAAAACTGATTTCGGCGGTTTTAAGTCCGGAGATCTGGGCTTTCCACTGGCTCGCTCGACTGGAAATGTCGATGCGGGTCTTGTTAAGCGTGACATTGAGGTCTTTGACTTCAGTCACAAGCGTCGGAGCCGTGGCATTGAAGACAGCCGCTGGAGTGACCTGGTAGTACAGCTTGCACTCGATGCCTGCGCGTGGTCCCTTGTTCGGCATGATTCTCTCTTTCGGTTAGGATCGGTTCGTGAAGTACGCGGTGATCACGCTGCGGAAAGCACCGTGTTGCTCCAGTGCCTGGACGTCGTACAGGCTGATTTCGGACCTCGACCACACTCCGCCGTCGATCGTGGCCGTGGCCAGCGCTTCGTCGAGCTCGTGAGTCAGGTCCAACAGTTGTGCGAATCGCTCGGAGTCTTTGGCCGCTGTCTGGATAACGGCAACTTGGACTCCGAATTCAAACTCCCGGGTTGAGCGGGAAATCTTGGTCGATGTGTTTTGCCTCGGTGCGACGACGATCCGGAGATCTTTCAGGTCTGCGACTTCGAACCGTGGCAAGTAATCGACTTTGAACGTATCGCCATCGATCGCGGCATTGGTTTCCGGATCGACGACTTCGGCGGCTGCGAGTGCTTCGACAACGTCTGCGAGTAGTTGACGAATCGGGCTGCTCATTGCTGCTTCGTGTGGATCCGCATTAGGTTTTCGCCAGGGTCGGCAAATCGCCAGACTGGCTGGCCAGTCATCGAGCGAACGATGTAGGTCTTGCCAGCGTCGGTGATTCGGTCCCCGTCTTCTGGGTCGTCATCGAACGGCCATTCGGTCTTGGCTATCAAGTAGTCTCGACTGACGGTCCGATGGATGAGCCCTTCGGTGTCTGAGGCCTCAAAGGGAGTCGATCCCCGCGTGGCCTTGATTGGTTTCTGGATCTTGCGTTTGATGTACAGGACATCCACCGCAGTGTGTTTGGTCATCGATTCAGCGAGGTGAGCGGTCCCAGTCTCAAGCATCCCCATTGGCTATCTATTCCTTTGGGGTCTTGGGTGGAACCAACACGAACACTTTGACCGACGTCTGGGCGGCTGCGTCTTTGAGCTTCTGGACTGCCTCATCGCCCATGGCTTTGAGGAATTCTTTGGCCCAACTGACGGAAGCTTTCCCAGGTTGCAAAGCGAGAGTGAACCCGCTTCGAGTGATTTTCGTTTTGCCGGACTTGCGAAGCTCGGCTTCGAGTTGTTCTTCGATCTGGCCTTGCCGATCATTGATGGTCGTGAGTTCTCGCTGCATGGCGGATCGCCTTGCTTCGAGATCGGACCATTCTTTAAGGTCGGCTTCTTTGATGGCCATGGTGGTTGATTAGACTGCGGCTCGGTTCAGGTCGACATCAACCGTCAATGCTCCGTCCGCACCAGCGGCAGCGGTGCGACCTAGCAGGATGTTGCCCGAATCAGCAGCGCCCGACGCCTTTGCGGTGACGAGCTGCGTTGCAGTGGCGATCTGAACTCGGGCTCCAGCAGCGAGCACGGTGCCCGATGCCTTGTCGCAAGTCACGATTCCAACGACGCGAGCGTTGCCAACCTTGCCGTTTTTGACGCCGGCTAGGCCTTCGACGATCCCGGCCAGGCCGTCAACGGTCTGGACGATGGCTCCGTTGACAGTGTCAGCACTGGCGGTGAATCGGCGAACGTCGGTTTCTTGCTTGAAAGTTGCCATGGTTTCTTTTGTGTGAAGAGGGGAGTGTGGTTACTCAGGACTTAGCTCTGGGAGCGACTTGCTCGTCGAGCGGGTTTGGTGGGCTTGGGTGGCGCTTCGACCACGACAGGCTGCTCGGCTGGTTGCTCCGATGGCTGCTCGTCTTGCGGTTCGTCCGATTCATCGGATTCGTTTGATTCGTCTTGGTCCGGATCTTCGCTGGGAGGATCAGACTCGACAGGCTCTTGGGATGCCTTGGAAGGCTTGGACGATTTGACCTCTACGCCCCAGCCTCGCTGGATGATCGACTCGGCACTGATGGCCGTGCCGTTGGTTTCGATCTCGCCTTCGAGCGTCTTGCCGTCAAAAACTACAGGCTGGAAAAGTTTGATTCGCATTGGTTTGGTCGAGAGTTGAGGGAGGTAAACAACGGCAGAGCCGAAACTCTGCCGAAAGGAATCGATGACTAGCCCATGGTCGGGCCACTAAGACTAGGCCGCGAAGCGTTGCATCGCTCGGAAGTCGAGCGCGTTGACTCCGATGTAGTGCTTCACATCGATGACCACACCGAACTCACCACCGGTCAGGGTCTCGGTTCGGACCACAGGAACTCGGCCAGCACCTTGGAGGTAGTTGACTTCGATCGTGCGTCCGTCCTTGGAAATGCCGTAGTACGTGGTGTCCGAACCGGCGATCGCTTGCTCGGTGACTGGGTGCACCAATCCATTCGAGAACCGAGCGTCGGTCACAGGGGTGATGCCATACTTCTTGATCGGGTTGAGCTCACCGGACCCGCTGTCGTTCGACAGGTTGGCCGAGTAGCAAAGTTGGATCGCCAAGTCCATCAGATCAGGAGGCACAACCAAGTGCGTCATCTTGAGGTTGAGCGTCGCGTCGCCGTCTTTGACCTTGAGCAAACGTGCGATCATTTCACTCAGGGTCGCACGAGCCAAGGCCTTACCCGTCGCGGCGTTCCCGTCGGTGCTGTTGAACAAAGCGCGAGCGGTCTGCGTGAGAGTCGGGTTGCTCATGAGCAAGGCGGCGACGAGGTCAGGACGCAGACGTCCAGCAGCGCGGCCGAAATCTTGCGGCGTGTCTTTGAGCTTCTGGAAGTTGTCGCCGAACATGTCCGCTTCGTCGATCTTCAATTGCTCGCTGAATCGTCCGACTTGAGCCTTTTCAGTCAACACACGGCGGTTGCCATGGCTGGCTTTTCCACCGACTGGGTGGTGCTTCAAATTCGGAGCGGCTTGCATCCGGTTGTTGTTGTGCTCCTCAAGGTCAGGACGCTCGCTTTCGCTGCAAATCCCTTGCGAGAA